TGATTCAGACAATGACCGGGAGTACGTCACTGTTTATGAGTCTTACATTAAGAAGTACCGCGATGATCTCAAGAAGTGCGTATTTCTGAAATGCTTTCACAGCCGTACCGTTTTACTCGATGTCGAGATCGTATCGGAAAAACCGTTTAGGTATTTTACGCCTTTCCCTCTGTCGCACCGATTCCACGGTATGAGCCTTGCTGACGTGCTTTTCGATATCCAGAAGACCCAGTCGAGCTTAAAGCGTGGCGTGGTTGATCACACCTTTATGACTAACACCTCACGCTTTATCGCGAACTTGTCTTTGGTTAAGAATCCTCGCGACCTCCTAGATAATAAAGTGGGTGCCGTGATTGATGTGAACAGCCCCAACCCTGAAAGTGTCGTTCGCCCCCTACCGATGCCGAACTTGTCAGGCACTGTGTTCCAAGCGATAGAAAATCTTGAAGTTGAAAAGGAGTCTCGGTCAGGTATGAGCCGCATGGCTAGAGGTATGGACTCCACGGTCGTCAGTAAGCAGAACAGTAGCGACCTAATAACCCAGTTTATGAGCGCGTCCAACCGTAGAATAATGGTGATGGCACGTCACTTCGCTCAGAACTTTTTAGCGCCTCTAATGCATGATATTTATCGGATTGCGGTTGAGAGCGAGAAGCAAGAGAAGCTTGTGCAGTTGGACGGTCAGTTTGTAAACATTGACCCGCAACTGCTCGAAGATAGAACGGAAATGACGGTCGCCGTGGCCCTGACGCCCGACGAGCAGGCGAAAGAGGCGCAGTTGCTTTTGTCGCTTGATCAGCAATTCACAATGAATCCGCAAGACCCAAACCTCGGTGGCATGTATGGCCCGCCACAGCGTCACGCCATGCTGAGTAGAGCCTTTGAGCTTTTGAATATTAAGTCTGCCGATGGGTTTTTGTTTAATCCTGGCAGTCCTGAGTTTCAGCAACAGCAGCAACAGATGCAAGAGCAGCAGAGTGAAGCGCAAGCGAAGCAGTCTGAGATAGAGAAGTTCAACGCGGGTATGACAGCACGTCAGGTTGCTGTACTTGAAGGGCAGTTAGAACTCGACGCGATGAAAGAGCAGAATAAAATGCTCGTAGCAATGACTGAGATGGAGCATTCGCAAGAAGAGAAAGAGGCCAGACTTATGATGGATGTTGAGAAACAGAACCACTCAATAGAAATGGAAGAAGCCGAACTTCAACTAGAATCTGAACAAAAACGCAATGTGAGCATCGGATAATGAGTATTGAAGCGATTGAGTTATTTATTAAAAAAGCGCAAGAACAGAAAACGGGTAAGAAGAAGCCTATTAAGCAAGCATACGATGAGTTTCAAAGATGGAAAGATGGAAAGCTAGATAAAGACACCACACTGCCACGCCCGCCAACACGGGGGCGAATGGCTTCAATGAAAATAGCACCAACCACTGAAGTGGAGTGACAATGACAAATGAACTAGATTTAAGTGATACAGCGACTACTGCACAGGCTGCAAAAGCTATGCTAAATTCCGAAGTGTTCAATAAATGTTTTGAAGAGATGAACAGTCAGATTATGACGCAAATCCTCTCAACACCTTTGGACGCCAAAGATGAACGTGAAAGGCTGTACGCGATGTACAAAGCGGGGCAAATGTTTGTACAACAATTTGTCGGGTTGATAAACAACCATGAAGTGGATACACACGAACAAGTTGTGTAAAATAGGAGAATATATCTGATGTCAGACGAGCAAATCGAAGTATCGACCTCCGCAGAACCAGATAGTAACGATATCATCGCAAGATTAACGGCGGCAATGGAGTCCGATTCGGAACAAACCGAAGCCCCTATAGATGTTGACGAAGAGGTGGTTGAAGAAACCACAGACGAAGTAATCGAGGAGTTGCAGGATAGCGAAGATGAATCCGAAGAATCCGAGGAGGTCGAAGACCCAACCGAGGAATCTGAAGACGAAGAAGAAGCCATTCCTGAATTTATAACAGAAGGTAATATCGAGATTGACGGCGAATCCGTTTCAGTCGAAGAGATTAAACTCGGTTATTTGCGACAAAGCGATTACACGAAGAAGACGCAGGCTGTTGCCGAACAGCGTAAAGCCGCAGATGATCAAACGCGGAATTACGAATCGAACTTGCAAGCACTTCTTACTACCGCAGGCGCTGACCTATCACGTTTTGAAAATGTGAACTGGGAGCAGGCCGCGATAGAAAATCCGGAGCAGTACAGGCAAGCAAAATCTGCTTACGATCAAACGAAGCAGACCTATGACTTAATCAGGTCTAAATCGGATGAGCATCAAAAGCGATCTCAAGAACAGCACCAGGCGGTGATGAAAGAAAATGCCAAAGAAAGCCTGACTATTTTGAAATCAACAATCCCAAATTGGAACAACGACATCTATTACTCAATTGGTGAGTATGCGAAAGAGTTGGGCGTAACCTCTGAAGAATTTAATGAGGTGCATGATCACCGCACAATTACGGCTTTGTATAAAGCGATGCAGTACGACCGGGCAAAAATCGAGACGCAAAAGAAAGTAAAAGCGACTCCCCAAAAAACTTTGTCGGGCAAGAAGGCACAACCGAAAAACCTCGGTAAAAAGGAAAACATTCGTAAATCGAAAGAACGCCTTAAAGCAAGTGGTTCAATGGATGACGCCGTCGCAGCCCTCATGAATCTAACATCATAGGAAAATTATCATGGCTACAATTGCAAATACATATAAGACGTTTAACGTCGTGGGCGCCAAACTTGATGTCGAGGACATTATTTACTCGATCTCGCCGACCTCCGTTCCGTTCACCTCTTCAATAGGATCGAGCAAAGCAACGCAAACCTTACACCAATGGCAATCCGAAGAATTGGCTGCGCCAGTTGCAAATGCAAAGGTCGAAGGTGCTGACGCAGGCGCGTCCTCAATCGATCAAACCACTATGCACACAAACCACACTCAGATATTTGATAAGGTTGTGCAGACTTCTGGAACCGCAGAAGCCGCCGAGCAGTACGGTCGAAGTTCTGAGATTCAACGAGCTATCGCGATGAAGGGCAAAGAGATTTTGCGAGACATCGAACACTCGTTCGTCGGCGCTTTGCAAGCCGGTACTGCCGGTAACGCTTCAACTGCTCGTCAGTTAACATCTGCTCAGAATCAGATCGATTCAAGCACCACCAACACTGCCGGTTCTAACCGAACATTTACCGAGACACTGCTTTTAGATGTTTTGCAAAAGGTATATGCGGCAGGCGGTGAGCCGAACCAAGTTCAAGTAACACCGTCGCACTCTCTTGTTGTTGCAGGTTTTGCTGCGACATCTGGCCGTAACCGAGACTTCAGCACTGGTACGAAAATCACTAATGCGGTGGATTTATACGTGAGCCCATTTGGTGAGGTTTCCGTCGTTGTAAATAGATTCCTTGCTTCAAATACTTGTTTGATACTCGATACAGAGTATTGGAGTCGTGCCGTTTTGCGTCCGATGGCTACTACAACTTTGGCCCTCGTCGGTGATTCTCAGAAGCGACAAATGCTCACTGAGCAGACTCTTGTGTGTCAAGCGCCCAAGGCGTCGGGTCTTATTTCAGCACTAACCGCGTAACTTGTAAGAAAACGGGCAACCCTCTTCGGGGGGTTGCTCAATTACAACACTTATTAAAGATAGGCGAATACGATGTCTGACGAACTAAATCCCCACCTTCACCACTCCACTGATGACAAGGTGACTATTTCACACTCGCAAGATGTGAGCGGAATTCTTGAACAGAATCGGCAGGAACGAATAAGGGCAGAGGGTGTTCGGATGGCTGATACGCAAAAAGTCGCATCAATCCCTAGCGTTATAGTGCTTGAGTGGATGAAAGAGGGCATAAATGTTATGGCCCCTAACCGCGAAGATATAAAAAGAATTAAGAAAAAGCTTAACTCGCCAGAGTGGGCTTATTTAAGAACTGGCGGTGGCCGGTTATGAGTATTACGACATTTGATGGCCTCAAAGCCTCAATCGCCAATTGGCTTAACAGAAATGATTTAACCGCAGAAATACTTGATTTTATTGAGCTTGCTGAGAATAGAATGTCACATGAGGTTCGGCTTCCTACTATTGAAAGAAGCGCGGTTGTGACTGTTGACACCGGCGGCGCAACATCTATCCCGGCTGATTTTTTAGAAGCAAAATACGCTTTTTTTAATGGCGCCCCACTCGAAAGAATATCGACGACAATGCTATACAGTCAGCCTGCCAAGTCAGGAACTCCAACAGCATTCGCCAGGGTCGGTAGCAAACTTCAATTTTATCCGACGCCGACGATTACTGCGACCGACGTGCTGACTATAACTTATTATTATCAAGTTGATGCTCTTTCAGACGCTAATTCAACTAATCCTCTTTTATCTACTGCGCCGGAATTATATCTTTATGCCGCACTTGTTGAAGCAGCCAACTTTTTAAATTCTGATGGGCAGCGGTGGGAGAATGGGTATCAAAATGCCTTTTCTCGCGCAATGAGCCACGCCCGATATGCCGAGTTTAGCGGCGCCACTCCATTAGTTTCAACGGGATACTGAAATGGCCGGTTTTTTTAAAAATATAAGCAATACGACAGTTCAAGAGTCTGCTGAAGCTGACGCTTTAGCGTCACAAATAGCCGCTGCTGCCTCGGAAGCTGCCGCGCTAGTTTCAAAAACAGCCTCTGCGGCTAGTGCGGCTAGTGCCGCTGTTTCTGCTGACAGTGCTTCGAGTTTTGTAAATACCAACGCAGCTAGTGCCTCTGCCTCAGAAGTCAGCAATCAAGCGTCTTTAGCTGCGAAAGCAGCGGCGTTAGTGGCCCTAGCCGCTGCTGAAACGGCAGAAGATAACGCCGCCGGCTCTCAGTCTAATAGCGCTTCTAGTGCAACAGCCGCCGCCGCATCGGCAACTGCTGCCGAAGCTTCCAAGGTAACTTCGGTTACAAACGCCCAAACTTCGATAACAAAGGCGAGTGAATCAGCAGCAAGTGCTGTGAATTCAGCGGCCTCAGCGGCCTCAGTGGCTTCGACAGCTACCGCTAGTGAAACTGCCAGAGCAGCAAGCGTTGTCGCCAAAGACGCAAGCGTTGTCGCCAAAGACGCAAGCGTGGCTGCGAAAAATGCCAGTGTTGCTGCACAGAATGCCGCCGTAACTGCTCAGAATAATTCGTCAGCAAGCGCACAAACTTCAACTACTAAAGCATCTGAAGCAAGTACCTCCGCAGGAACCGCGACCACCAAAGCTTCGCAAGCTGCTACTTCTGCTACCGCCTCAGAAGCGTCAAAAGTTACGAGCGTTAATAGCGCATCGACCGCGACCACCAAAGCATCTGAAGCATCAACGTCTGCGACATCTGCCGCCGCAAGTTACGATCTTTTCGATGACAGGATGCTTGGCGCAAAGTCATCCGCGCCGACTGTCGATAACGATGGTGCATCGCTCGTTCAAGGTACGCTGTACTTCGACACATCTAGCCAG